GTTTATATTAACTTTAGGAATCTAGAGTGATGACCGCAGGGCATAATTTATGAAGTTAGATGACCTATTAGGGCAGTTGGATAAAGAGGACGCTGAGGCGCTCTTGGGACAAGTCACGGAGTATAAAGAAGCACTGGAGCGGGAAAAGGCTCAGTCTAGCTTTTTATACTATGTGAAGAAGATGTGGCCTGGGTTTATACATGGACGACACCACGCTGTGATGGCGAAGATGTTTGAGAGAGTGGCTAGTGGTGAATTGAAGAGACTGATCATTAACCTTGGCCCAAGACATACCAAATCAGAGTTTGCGAGTAATATGTTTCCCTCGTGGTTCTTGGGAAAGTTCCCGAATAAAAAGGTGATCCAGAGTTCTAATACGGCTGACCTTGCCGTGGGATTTGGTAGGAAGGTGAGGAACCTCGTTGATTCGGAGCAGTACCAAGCTGTATTTCCTGGGATAGGATTACAGGCAGATAGTAAAGCCGCAGGTAGGTGGAGTACAAATAAGGGAGGGGATTACTTTGCGATCGGTGTAGGTGGTACGGTTACAGGTAAGGGTGCTGATCTATTGATTATCGATGATCCTCATTCGGAACAAGAAGCTAGAGCGGCGAATAACGATCCAGCAGTATTTGATTCGGTCTATGAGTGGTATACGTCAGGACCGCGTCAACGTTTACAGCCAGGCGGTGCTATTGTCGTTGTGATGACCAGGTGGTCGGACAGAGATTTGACGGGCAGGATATTAAGAAGCTCAAGCGGTGAAGATTGGGAAGTAATAGAACTACCCGCAATTATGCCGAGCGGACAACCTCTATGGCCTGAATTCTGGCCCCTCGATGAACTGTTAGCCGTTAAAGAAGAGATTGGAATATATAAGTGGAACGCCCAGTATCAACAAACACCGACAGGGGAAGAAGGGGCAATTGTTAAAAGGGAATGGTGGAAGAGATGGAAAGAAAGTAGACCACCTCCTTGTCAATTTATAATACAGAGCTGGGATACGGCATTTACCAAATCAGAGCGGGCTGACTTTTCAGCCTGTACGACATGGGGTGTATTCCATTTAAATGAAGACCCTAACGATGTGAATATCATGTTGTTGGATTGCTACCGGGATAAATTTGAATTCCCGGAATTAAAGGCAGCTGCTCTTGAAGGATATAAAGAGTGGCAACCAGATGCGTTTGTTGTAGAAGCCAAAGCAGCAGGTGCTCCATTGATATTTGAGTTGCGTAGAATGGGTATCCCAGTAAGTGAGTACACACCTACAAGAGGTAATGATAAGTTTGTACGCTTAAATAGCGTGTCAGATTTATTCAAATCAGGTAAAGTATGGGCTCCTGATAAGCATTGGGCGGATGAGCTCATTGAAGAGATAGCACGATTTCCAAATGCGGAACACGATGACTATGTGGACAGCAGCAGTCAGGCGCTGATAAGATTCAGGCAAGGCGGATTTCTTCGGCTAGAAACAGATGAGCCGGATGAGCCGCAATACTTTAGACGCAAGAAAGCATACTACTAGGAAACATTATGGCCACAAATTTTGACAGAGCATTGTATTCAGAAGTACCACCATTGGACGTTTCAGATGGCCCAGATGTTGAAGTTCATGTAGAAGAACCAGAAGAACAAACTGGTATAGGCGGTATTGAGATTAATCTATCCAGCAGTTTATCAATTGATCATACAGATGATTTCTACGCTAACTTGGCCGAAGAGATTGATGATGGAGAACTTAGTTCTATAGCCGGCGATTTAATGGAGCAAATTGACGCTGATATACATTCTAGGAAAGATTGGTCAGAAACCTATGTAAAAGGTTTAGAAGTTCTAGGAATGAAGTATGAGGAGAGAACTGAACCTTGGAATGGTGCTTGCGGGGTATTCTCTACGGTATTAACGGAAGCTGGTATCAGGTTTCAGAGTGAAACAATTACGGAATGCTTCCCTGCTTCAGGCCCGGTAAAGACTGCAATCATTGGTGCTATTGATCAATTAAAACAAGAAGCAGCCCAGCGCGTTCAAGAAGACATGAATTACCAGCTGACCGAGGCTATGCCCGAGTATAGACCCGAGCACGAGCGCATGTTACTCAACCTTGGCCTAGTAGGAGCAGCATTTAAAAAGGTTTACCCAGATCCTAGCCTAGGTAGACAGGTATCTATATATGTAGGCGCTGAAGATTTGATCATGCCCTATGGTTCTACAGGTGTTATGAGCTGTGAACGTGTCACTCATTTGATGAGAAAGACCAAAAACGAGATAAGAAAACTTCAAGTAGAAGGGTTTTATAGAGATTTGGAGCTCGGAGAACCCGTTCAAATCCCTACAGACATTGAAAAAAAGAAGGCAGATGAGTCTGGATACTCAATAACAGACGATGATCGCTATCAAATCTGTGAAATTCATGTGGATTATGAGCTCCCTGGCTTTGAAGATGAAGATGGAATTGCTCTACCCTATGTAATTACGATAGATAGAGGCTCAAACAAAGTACTGGCTATCCGTAGAAATTGGAAAGAAGAGGACAAAAAACGCCTTAAAAGGCAGCATTTTGTGCAATATACCTACATTCCAGGCTTTGGAGCGTATGGTTTTGGTTTAATTCATTTGATTGGTGGATATGCAAGAGCTGGGACGATGATCATTCGCCAGCTCGTAGATGCAGGCTCTTTGGCAAATTTACCCGGTGGTTTGAAGGCTAGAGGGCTTAGAGTTAAGGGTGATGACACTCCAATTGCGCCTGGAGAGTTTAGGGATGTAGACGTTCCAAGCGGTCCGATCAAAGATAATATTATGATGCTCCCCTATAAGGAGCCATCACAAGTCTTGGCTGGATTGTTGTCAACAATTACAGATGAAGCCAGGAAGCTAGGCGCAATCAGCGACATGAATATTAGCGATATGTCTGCTAATGCTCCTGTTGGAACTACGCTTGCTTTATTAGAGAGACAGCTGAAAACCATGTCTGCTGTGCAAGCCCGTGTCCATTACGCAATGAAGCAAGAATTCAAATTGCTACGGGATATTATTAGAGACTATACGCCAACCAAATATGAGTACACACCTTCTTCTGGCACAAAGAAAGCCAAGAAAGAAGATTACGACATGGTGGAGGTGATTCCTGTATCGGACCCCAACTCATCAACTATGGCCCAAAGGATCATGCAGTACCAAGCAGCAATGCAAATGGCACAGCAAGCTCCACAGATTTATAACTTACCTAATCTACATAGGCAAATGTTAGAAGTGCTGGGTATTAAGAATGCAGATAAGCTAGTTCCAACTGACGACGATCAAAAGCCAAGAGACCCAATATCAGAAAACATGGCATTCCTCAAAGGAAAACCAACCAAAGCATTCATCTATCAAGACCATGATGCTCATATAACAGTACATAACTCCATGATGAAAGACCCCACTATTGCGGCGCAGATTGGACAAAGCCCAATGGGTCAGCAAATGACATCTGCAATCATGGCCCATATATCAGAACACTTGGCATTCCAATATAGAGCCAAGATAGAAAAACAAATGGGTATACAAATGCCAGCGCCAGACAAAGACATGCCTGAAGATGTCGAAGTCCAGCTGTCATCTCTTGTGGCTGTTGCTGCCCAAGCAGTTTTACAACAAGGTCAAACTAAAGCCGCTCAACAACAGGCTGCACAACAAGCCCAAGATCCATTGGTACAAATGCAACAAGCACAGCTGCAAATTGCACAACAAGAAGCTGCTACTAAAGCCCAAAAGGTACAGGGCGATCTGCAAATCAAACAAGCTGAATTGCAATTAAAAGCACAGGCTGCACAAGCTAAAAATCCTCAAGCTGATTTAGCCGCTAAACAACAAATAATTCAACAGCAATTACAGGCCAAGCAGCAAGAAATACAACAAAATGCTCAAGCACACCAGCAAGAGTTAATCCAAAATAGTCAAATACATCAACAAAACATGGCACAATCCGCTGAAGATGCAAGACTAAAAGCTCATTTAGAAATGATGAGACTAATGAATAAACCGAAAGGTAAATGATGGAACGTCAAATATTAGAACATTTGGATAAAAAAATTAATGTCCGTCGTGAGGACTATGCCGAAGTTGTAGCGAGCGGTACGGCTACCGACTATGCTGCTTACAGAGAATTGTGCGGGGTGATCCGGGGTCTAGCGATCGCACAACAAGAGATAGAAGACCTCGTGCGTAGATATAAGGAAGATGATGATGAGTGAAATAAATGAGCTGTCAACGTTGACACCTGAAATTCTGATCAGCCAAGATGGGGTTCAGGCAACAACATTACCGCAGAGTGCTGAAGATAAGGCTAAGCAATTGCCAGATCCTGTACGTTTTCAAATATTAACGGTACTGCCGGAGATAGATGAAGAGTATGAGAGCGGCATTATTAAGTCAGGACAATCAATACATTATGAGGAAGTGCTTTCACCTGTCCTCTTTATTGTAAAACTTGGCCCAGATGCCTATAAAGACGCTACCAGATTTCCTTCTGGCCCATCCTGTAAAGTAGGCGATTTTGTTATCGTCCGCCCTAATACAGGCACACGCTTAAAAATCCACGGCAAAGAATTTAGGATCATCAATGATGATTCAGTAGAAGCAGTTGTGCAAGATCCTCGCGGCATTAGCCGTGCAGCAT